TGCCTAAATTTACTTTACTTCTTGATTGCGGCCTGCTCATACTTTGCACTCCTTTTTATAAAGTCTTCCCACAAAGGTTTTAACATTTCATTGTTTTGTTCAATCTTGACAGACATCACGGCTGTGCGCTTATCCACACTAATAAGGGTCACGGTCATCCAAGTAATCGCACCCAAGGATAGCGTGGTAATACTACCAACCAATGCTTGCTTAATTAACATCGCCATCTTCTCCTTGCCTGCCGTAAGCGACTGTTTGGGTTTTTAGCCGCCTTTGGAAACTTTTTCATCTGTCCGGCGCTTCGTGCACAAAATGACTTACGCCTTGATTTTTCTTTTGCTGTTAGGTTTTTCTTCTTTGTAACAGCCGTTTTTAATTTACTTCCCGGATTATCGCGTCTGTATTTAGCAACACCGGCTTTAGTCATTCCCGCCCCAGACTTGGTGGAGCGGAAATACTTTTTAGTTTTAGGCGGTTGCTTATCGCGCCTACGTTTAGTCATAGTTCTTACGCATCATCAGAATGACGGTATACGTATCTGCACTAGAGTGTCCAACTGTTGTAAAATCAATGTCGCCAGTCACGCCAGACCCCGCATTGTTTTTAAGACCACCAAATTCACTGTAGTCGTGATGACCACTTTGGTTTTCGCCTAACTCTATGATAAAAGCATCTGATGTAGCATCAAAAAACATTCTTACTTTCATGCCTATACACTGCCACCATATCTTATCTATAGTAACATTTGTACAAGTTTGACCATGACCGTTAGTGTTTAATGCGCTAACATCAACTTTTTTAACAGCAGATTCAC